TCGCGCTCGGCGGAGCGGTCAACGTCTCGCCGAATCCGCAAGCGCGCAAAATGCGGCTGATCGGTGCGGCGGTGCCCACCGAAGCTGCGCCGCGCAGCTCGATTTTGCCCTTGAATTGCGAGCGGCGCTTGATGTTGACGAATGGGTCGGCACCGTGACCGGCTTTGTCGAGTTTGCGCTCGAGCTCATCGGTGCTAAATGCGTAATCGCCCTCAAGCACGAGCATGCCATCGGTGGCGGGGGCCAGCACCGTCGGCGTACCAGCCACGGCCTGCATCGCGATCAGCAGCGCGCGGAGATTGGATTGTTGGATATCGAGTGCCATGCGGGTATCTCCTGATTATTTGCGGGTGGGTTTGGTGGCGTTGACGGGGCTGGCAACAACGTGCCGCGAGTCGCCGAAGCCCAGATCAACGGCAACGGCAACAACGGGCGCAGCGGCAGTAGGCGGGCGCACCAGCACTGGCTTGGCACCCGGCTTCGCACGGGTGTAACTGCCGCCGACAGTTGGCAGATCGTCCGGCGGCGTGTAGTTGGATTTCGGTTTCATGCGCGGCTCCAGTACGTTATTTCGTACAGCTCTTGCCACCACAATGTCGCGGCGGCGTAGTTGAGTAGCGCGCCGCTCACTAGGTCCACGGCGGTAGCGGTGCCTGCGACAAATCCCGGCGGCGCTTTCCCAAGTAGTGACTGACGCACGGCGGCAATCATCGTGTTGAGTTGGTCGGATGACGCCATGCCCAGCTCGCTGGCGCGGTAGTTGCGGGCAGCGATCACTACGGCAAACCGCGCGCGGATCGACTGCACTGCCAACGCGGATCCGCCGCGTTGCGGCGCAGCGGTTTCGCTCGCCAGCAGGACAAACGCGCTCGGGGTTACCGCCGTACTGGCAGCCGACGCCGCAGCAAAATCCGCTGACCCGCCGACTTGGCGCAAGCCCGGTACCAGCAGCCGCAACGATTCGATTACCGGCCCGATGTCGAACGGGCCGAAGCTCATGGCAGCACCCCACGCCCGAAAACCTTGTAACCGGGGTTGAATCGCACATCCGACGTAGCCGACGGCCCCGCCAATGGATCGTCGATGCCGAGCGAGAATTTGCCCGCCGCGACTTGTTCCAAAAACTTGATCGCATCGCGGTAGTCACGCGCAATCGGATCGGTGCGGTCGTCGCTGATGCGGTTGGCGTGTAACCGGTAGCGGGTGATCGATCGCGCCCAGGTCGCCAGGATCGTTGGCACCGTGGCCAGCGGCAACGCATAGCGCTTGCCGAGATAGCCATCGATCACCGACTGCGCCTCGGTCATCGCCTGCGTAATGCGCACCAATGCGGCATCAGCGGCTGCAATTTCCGGCGCCGTATACGCGCTGCGATCCGCAGCGAGCAGCGACAGCTCCATCAACTCGGCATCAACCACGGCACCATGCTGATCGCTGGCCACTTGGGCCAGCTCCAGCGCGCCGGGAATCTGTGCGAGTTCGGTGAGCGTCACGTACACAGTGCAATCCTCAATTTGATCTGGCCGCCGTGAGGGCGGCCAGCGGATAACCTACGACAGCAGATCAGCGGTCAATCAATCCAGCCAGGGGCTGGTAATCACTTTCAAGTACTGGTTGAGCACGTTGTCTGCGCCCGATGCCAGGCGCTGATTCACGATCAGTTCTTTGGCCTCGAACTCTTGCCCGCTGGACACGATCAGATGCGTCGCCCGCAGGCCCAACGGTCGGGCGCCATCGCCTTTGCGGCTGTTCAGCGCGGTGATTGCGGCCTTCAGGTTGGTGGCATCGAGCGCCTTGTTACTGCTCTGCGCCAACTGCCAGAGGCCGTAGCCACCGTTGTAGCGGGCGTCGGCGCCGTAGACATACTCGGCGCGATCAAACACGTTGTCGTCGGTGTCGCTGGTCTTGGCAACAAAGTTCGGCGCTTTGCGCTGCTGATGGATCAGCGGCCGAATGGCGCGGCTCAAATCCGCGACGTACCAGTAGGTGGTGCCGCCGCCAGCGTCGTCGATGTTGCTGGCGGTACCGGCTTTGCCGTTGGCGAGCGTGATCGGATGGGTGGCGCCGAAAAACGGCACGCCGTCGTAGCCGTTATTCACCCGGCCATTTTTGAGCAGACCAAACTGCAGTTGATCCGGGTGGGCACCCATTGCGCGGCCCATTTCGTCGATCAGCGGCGTGTAGATCCCGTACTGGTCATCCTCGATCGCGTCACGCGGTACGCCCACAGTCAACTCGTACGCTTTGTTGCGGATCGAATAGCCGTACGAGGTCACACCGTGGATCACCCGATCTCCGAGCCATTCGCGGACGTTCGGGATGGCGCCCATCCAGCCGTATTCCTCGGTGCCAGTGGTCGAGGGCACTACGGTGGATACATCGCGGTACTGGCTCGGCGCAATCGCCAGAGCCCCCTGAAACGACGTTTTGAACGCGGTCGCCAGCGTAGTGAGATTGGCTCGATTGATAATCACGTATGCACTCCTGATTGGTTTGTTTGACGACTGGTTAGATTTCGACCCAGACGCCGTCGGCGTCTACGTCGCGGACCTTGCCGGCGATGGATCGCGTGGCGGTGCCATTGGTTTTTGCGACAGTCTCATCGTCAACGATGTAGCAATCGGCGTTAACGTCGGCGAGCGCGATCAGATCCGCAGCAGCGGAGTTGTCGAACCGAAATACGCCACGGCGCACTTCGACCTGGATGGCGCCATCGAGCCCTGGGTTGTTGTCGGCCGTGGCCTGGGCCACACCGACCGTTTTGAGCGTTGTGGATGTCGTGCCAGGCGCTGCAAAGCCAGCAGAAGTGACGCAGGTGATCGCCCCGGCAAAAACCGTTTCCCCGGCCGCCACTGGATAGGAAAACACGTCGCCATTGCGGCGGGGCACATTGCGGTCAGCGGTCAACGTCATTGGATAGTCCTCTTGAAGTGAGTTTCGACGCAGCCGATCAGGCCGCTTTCTTGGTCTTCGCAAACGACACCGGGTCCACACCGGTGGCGGTACACACAGCGATTTCGTCAGCCGTCAAACCGCTGCCATCGGCGGCACCATCCGGTGGGTTGCCGCCGGTCTGGCTGCCGGCCAGCGCAGCAAACGGCTGCACAGTGCCCAGATAGCTTTTGAGCTTGGCAATATTGGATGCCCCCAGATCACGGGCCCAGGCGGCCTGCAATGGCAGCAAGTGGCCGTCGGCCAGCGCCGGGACAACCAGGTCTTCCACCTCGCGGCTGCGGGTCTGCGCGGTCAGCGCAGCCAACTGAGCGCGCATCTCTTGCATGGCGTCGATCGGCACAAATTGGCTCGGGTCCGGGGCGGTGCTCGTTTTCAGTGCGCGGCAAGCGGCGATTACAGCAGCGGTGCCAGCGTCGGCAGCAACGCCCAGCTCGCTGCGCAACTGTGCCACTGCATCGGCGGCGGCGGGATCGGCACCGAGTTTGCTGCGCAGACTCTCGATGATGGCGGCGTCGGTGGCGTCGGCTGACAGCCCGAGCAGTTTGCGAATTTCAGCGATCAAGTCCATTGGTGTCTCCTGGTTGATGTCGAGCCCAAAGCGGGCAGCAGCGCGTAGCGCCAGCGGCTGCATGCCGTCCAGCGCCGGGTTGTTGGTGAGTGCGCCCATCTGCAGCGCCAGCACCGCGCCGGTGTGCGGGTCAAAGCTGAAAACGGGCGAGAAATAACGGTATTCATCAGCGCGCACGAACTCAGCAGCGCGTGCGGTGAGCTCAACGGTCGCAAACAGACCGACGCCATCGCGCCATTCCAGCGAGCGGAAAAACCCGGCGGCGGGAGCAGGCTGACCATTGCTCTCATTAAGCAAAGTCTGGTGTTCGTAATCCACAACCAGCGGGGTAGCATTCGCGGCGAATCGGTCGATCACCCGGCGCGCAATGGCGCGGTCGATGCGCCATCCCGACATCGGCAACGAGCGCCCATCGCGCGGCCGGAAAACACCGGCCGGTGTGACTTGCACTTCCACCAACCGTTCAGCGTTGGGTGCGGGGATCGCGAACGCGCAGGCAGCCACCGCAACCGACGCGTGCTGTTGGGCACAAGCGGCAATGCACAGCGTCGGTTCGAGATCGGATGGTTGGCGACAGGAATTCGGCATGCGGCGATGATGTCGCTGACACGCCCGTCGTCGGGATTAAGCGACGCTACATCTTCACGGCGTCATCAAAGCGGCCATTTACTCCGTAACACGTCTGTTTTGCTCTTGCGCCAGACAACAGCGGCGAAAGTCGCCCCCGGGAATGCCCGGAACCCCGTTTAAACCACCGTTTAACGCGTTTAACTTTTTTTGCCGGGGTGGTGACATAGGGTCGCCGTTCGAACTTCGCTGACGGGGCGCACAGGCGGTTTTAGCTAGACAGTCTGTTCAAGTGTGCTATCGCCTCACTGCGAATATCCGATTCCAGCAGCGCATCAACGCCAAGAAAAGGCCTCGCCGCCATCTTTTTTGTGCCGAACTGATGGTACACCGCATGCGGTGCGCCGAATACCAGCTCAGCGAAGTCGCGACCGTGCTGGGCAACGCCGCTGGCTGCCAGTTCGCCGCTAACCTGCAAGATGCTGCCTGGCCAAGTACCGCGCCGCGTGCGCTGTTTCATCGTACTGGGCGCGAGCGGTTGCCAGGGCGTGCCATTGGCCGGATTGGATTCAGCATCGAACGCACGCTCGGCTGCGGCCGCGAAGTGCCCGCTGATCGCCGCCATCAGCGGTGACAGGTCACTGGCCCCGGCGATCAACTGTCCCATCACTCGGCGGAATTCGCCGTCTATCAAACTGATCTCAACATTGGGCATTTGCGACACCTCGCGTTGGTCTGGTAGATTGCGGGCGTCGGTTCCGTTGACACGGTGAAGCTCCCGGCCGTAGGACGGTGCTCTGCACTGGATCGCTTGTGGGGACATGGGAGTCCCACACGGAACCGGCAATCTTCATTTTGGCAGCTCATCTCGCACCACCCTGGTCGTGCGCCGGAACCGTGCCACATCGGCGGGCATGGATCGCCGGAACGAGGTCAGGAACAGGGTGCCGCCGCTTACGGTTCGCTTGGTAACGGCAACCCAAATCGATTCCTGCTTGGCAATCGCGATGATGACCTGGTCGCCGTCCAATGCAACGAAGTCGGCCTCCTCGATCACGCGCTGCACACGCCAGTAATCGGCTAGTGCGAACCCCTGGCCGTCGCGGCTGATCGTCTGCTTCAGCAGCGTGTCGTCGCTGACCAGAACAGTTTGCACGTTGACCCCTAGCAAGCGTTGTTGCTCCGGGCCCAATACCGCCACCGGGTAGCGCTCACCCGCCACGGCGGTGGCCGCCAGCGTAGTACGGATATCATCCGCCGATAGCCCCGCTGCCCGCGCCCCAGCCACTGCGGCTTGCAGCCTGGCCACCGTCCGCGCAAACGCCGGACCGCGCAGCGCCTCGCCCACATACCAACGGGCGATATCCGGATCGTACCGGTCCAAGTTCGGCTGCCACGGCACCAGGCCGGGATTGCTCGACCAGCCTGGGTCCGGGCTCATGCTCACTGGTTTGCCGCTGACCGGGTCAACACCGCGCCAGCGCACGCCGGGCATGGTCACCACCTCACCAGTGCGCTTGTTGACGCCAGCCTCTTGCTCGATGTCCTCCAGGTGCCCCGCCGACGATTCCACCGCCTGGCCACGCCGATCCATATCGGCCTGGCTCAGCGCGCGCACACGGCACCGGCAATTCCAACCGTTCGGCGGATAGATCGATTGCCAGATCGGGTCGTCGAACCGCCATACCCGGCCATTCAACGCCGCATGGCTGGGGCGCGTTTTTGCGTCCATCACCGCCCGATACTCCCAGAACGGTCGGCTGGCTACGTCGCCCACCTGCTGGCGATAGCGCGCGGCGCCGTAAGCGCTCATCGTGTTGGCACGATAGATCAACCGCAGCCGTGCCGGGCTGCCGAGCTGCGCCACCTCGGCCACGCCCGCAGAATCCACAATAATCTGTTTGCCCCACCAGCCCAGTCGCTGTAGCTCGGGCGTCAGCCGTTTCACAAACTCGGCTTCGCCAAAGCCTTCGCGCCGCGCCGACAGCAGTGCGTCACGGATCGATTGCAACAGCTCCAGTCGGGTCGCTTTAGCCACAGTAAATGATCGGGCGTGGGCGTCGGCCTGCACGTCAAACCAGTTCCAGACATTCGTATCGAACCGTTTGCTTTCCAGGTAGGCGACTGCGTCGGCCGGACTACGAAACCCGAACAGTGTGCGAGGATCTATGCGGTCAGCGCTGGCGGGCATGCGTTGCCCCTTGTACCTGCGCCACAAACAGCAGTCGATCCAGCGCGTCTTGCAGGCCACTGTCGTCCAACGCCGGATAGAGCGCGGCGAGCTGCTCGGCCAGTTGCGTCGGTGACTGGTCGGCCAGGTCGATCAGCGCGGCCAACGTTTGTTTTGCCTGCGCTTGCAGCTCGCTGCCGGATTCGATTTGATCCAGCAGTCGATCCAGTGCCGACAGATCCGCGGGCACGAAAAGATTAGCCGCCGTTGCCTTGAGCATGGCCCGCGCAGCGCCCGGCTCTGGCGGCGGCGATACCGCAGCACCCAACACATCCTCTGCGCCCTCCGGCTCCGGAATGCCGAGTTGCTCTTGTGCCCAGTTGCGCGGGATGCGCATACCGATCTGCACCAACTTTGGCAGGGCTTCGGCATACGTGGTCAGATCCTCCATCTCCGATACGTCAAAGGCAAATCGCGGGCAGCGGCGCATACCGTCTGGGGCCAGCCCGTTCAGTGCGGCGATGGCAAACACCAGGTCACGGGTCAACGTCGATGCAATCTGCTTGGCGTCGCTGTCACGCAGGTCTTTGCGCACATCGTTATGCACATTGCCCAGCGCATTGGTATTGCTGCCACGATCAGCCTGGCTGGTCAGTGTCGCGCCCAAAATCACCTTACTCTCGGAGCGTTCACACCAGTCCATCATCAGTTCAAACGCTTTCGGATCGCCCTGGGCGGCGTCGTGAAAGTCGATCAACATTCCCTCGGGGATAATACCCGCCGAGTCATGGCCGACGCTGGTGATCGCCCGCAACAGTGTCACTTTCTCTTTTTCATTGGCGCTCGGCGGGTACTTGCCGACTCGCATCGGTATGCCGTAAATCTCCAAAAACTCAGCCAGATCGCCCACCGCGTAGATCTTGAACAGATAAGGCCAAACCAGCGCACGGAACAATCCGGATCGCTCCACATAGCCGCTTTTTGCCTTGTGCGTATGCGTGACCCAGCCCAACGGCCGCAATGGATCGCCATCGGCGGACGCGTCGCGCAACCGGATCTCTTGCCGGAATCCACGATATAGGCGAAACCAGCTTTGCGGTCGATAGCTCAGCGATTTCGGCAGCCACACCCCATTGATTCGATGCCAGTCGATTTCCAGGTTTGAAAACCCCTTGCCGATCGCATCGGTCAAATCGAACAGCGACTCTTCCAGGTCGGGCACTTCCTGCACCAGCTCATGCAGTAGCTTGGCATTCTCGCGCTCGCGCGCACTCGGGTTGCTCGGCGGCACAATGTCCCAAGGCAGCCCCACCACGGCACGGCGGCGCTTGCTCATCTCGGCATAGATGTGAGCGTCGCGTTCCTCCATATCTTCGAAAAGTTCGTATTGCGCCGTGATATCGCCGTGCTCGGCCGCCAGCAAAATCGCCGACAGCCGCGTCGGGTTCAGCCCACGCGATGGATGCGATGCAAACTCGCGGTGCAATTGCCCCACCTTGCTGGTCTGTGGTTCCTGTAGCGTAGCCAGCGCAATCGGCTGTCCATCCGGTCCCAGAATACGGCTCACCATGATGCGCGCTCCCTCAGTTTTACGTTGTCGTCGTCGCCGTCGCTCGCGTCGTTATCGTCGCCACGTCTGTGCTTGGGCACCGCCGTAAACTCAATCGGCCCTCCCAGGCCGTCCACTGCTGCGGCGGTGGCCAAAAAACCCGCCCACGCACGGTCGGCGTGGCCACTGGCATCGCGCTCTGCGGTAAATCGCACATTGCCGGTCGGGCCGGTTTCCTTGCGCAGCTTGTGCAGATCGGCACGCAGCACCGGGTCGCCCGCAGGCAATCGCTCGCGCTTGGCCTCCAGACTCTCTTTGCCGACATTGGCCATGTGCTGCTTGCTTGGTCCGGTGAACAGCACCCCATGCACACGGCTTGCACCGTAGCGCCGCTTGGCATCTTCAACGGGCTTTTCGCCCATCCCAGTTTGGTCCATCCATACGCCGCGCACCTGGTAGCGTCGCATCGCCGCATCCAGCAACGCATCTTGCCCGGCAAAGCTCAATCGTTTTTCGGCCAGAATCTCGCGCGTCCACAACACGTCGCCGACGCGCTCTTTCACCCACAAAACAAATAGATCGTTGCGGGCGCCAATATCGATGCCGACGTAGCAATCGCCCCCCTGGTACAACTCGGGTTTGCCTGCATCCGCGTGCTCGTTGTCGCCGATCAGCTCGTAACTCAGCCAGGCGCTTGCCTCATCGAGCCACTGCAATTCAAACTCCTGCGCCCACAAATCCGGATCACCAGCGCCGCGCTTGAGCTCATCAATGTCGCGCGGCAAGCCATCGGCGACGGCGCGATAAATGTCGATCTGGTGGCGACTCCAGCCGTCGTCGGCACCGGTCATCAGCTCGTAAAACTTGTTGCCCTTACCGTTGGGTGTACTGATCACCCGCAGTTTTAGGCCAGGTTTGCTGATCACCGGAAACAGCGCTTTCCAAATCGAACGGCTGTCCTGGTGAAAGGCGAACTCATCGAGCAACACACTGGCGGAAAATCCGCGCGCAGTGTCCGGGTTAGCAGGCAGTGCGGTGATGCGGCTGCCGCCGGCCAGCTCCACTTCAAGCGCCTTTGTCGTGGCGTCGAAGTTCACTTCCAACTCTTTGAAGCCAGCTTGCATAGCGCGTAAATGCAGCTTTACGCCCTCTTGCATGGTTTCTCGCGCCTGCCGTTCGCCACGGCTCAAGATCACCCAACGCCGCCGCTGTCCAGCCGCCTCAGCCTGCACACAGTCCAACGCCAGCTCCAGCGTACTGGTGAAAGTTTTTCCGCACTGCCGCGCCATCATGCCGATTTTGAAACGTGCCGAATCCTGCACCCAGGCGCGCTGATAGTCGTACAGATGGACGGCGGGCGTGCTCATAGGTCGTAGGCCGCCTTCATCACCAGCGCCAGCGTTTGCGCATCAATGCTTCCGGATTTACCCAGCGATTCGAGTTTGCTGCGCTGTTCTTTCACCAGCCGCGCCTGCGCATCCCTCTCGACCGCCTGCCGCTCGGCCAGGCTGATCCGCCGCGTGTCAATGGCGTCTTTGGCAGCCCGTGCCAATTTGCGGATTTCCTCCACCGTCACATCATCGCGCGATTGCATACCCATCGCCGCGTGGGTGGCCAGCGTAGTCACCGCGTGTGCCAGCAGTGCTCCGGCTTTCTCGCCAGCGCCTTCGCCGAGTTCGCCGACCAGTGCTGCCGATGCGGCTTCAATCTCGCGCATGCGGCCGGTCATTTCGGCCAGATTTGCCCGATAACGGTGCAACGCAGATCGACTCGGGATGTCCTGCTCCCCAAACTCGCCCGCCAGCGCCTGGCGCATCTCATCGAGCGTCATGCGGTTATCGCGCATGAATCGCTCGATGCGCTGCCGAACCGAAGGCGCTGCCCGATCAATCGACGATTTGCGGCCCATCAGCGCGGGCCCGGTCGGGCAATGCCGGGCACCAGTGCCCGACCAGCGGACACGTCCAGCCCCCGTTCGCTCAGGCCCACATCAAACAGCCCGTCAATCCCGGCGATCAGCTCAGCGCTCACCAGCCCTTGCTCGGCCAGCCAGGCGATATCGGTGCGCACATCGTCGCGACTGGATGTGTGCGCCAGGTGCTGCAACAAAGTATGCAAAATGCTGCTGTTACTGCGGTAGCCGGGCAGATCGGCGAGGATGCGCAAAATCGCCAGACGGCGATCCTCACGCATGAATTCCAGGTAGGTTCGGTGGGCCATGCTCAATGCTCCATCAGGTAACGCTGGATCGATTGCACCGTGTCCAGCGTGGTTTCGGATCGTTCGTCAATTGCTGCCGTCGTCGCTTTGACGCTGGTCAGGTCGCGGCGGATTTCATCCAGATCGCGATGCGTCGGCACTGCCGCCAGTCGAGCTTCGTGCACAGCCACTTTCTGGCCGATTGCAGCCAGATCGGTTTGCATGGCGCGTTTCTGCGTCGCTATGCCAGTCAGCCGCTGGTCAAACTCTTTCAGTCGCTGATCAGCGCGTGATCGGTGGAACAGGAACACGTTCACCGACACGCTGCCGACCAGCACCAGCACCTCCACCAGCCGCAACCATTGATCCAGACTCAAGTTCATCGCCGTCCCTTTTCTTGCCGTTCGCGCGTCTGGGCGCAGTCAATACAGTGCAACGTGTGCGGCACCACCCGTAGTCGATCCATACCAATGGCCTCGCCACACAACACACAATTGCGGTCGCTTGTGGGCGCCGTCACGGCCAGCATTTGCTGCCGGTGCCGGGACAGTGCGACGTCGCGAACCCGCTCAATCTCAATCTCGGCAAGGTCGGCCACATCAGCCACGGTCGGACCCTAGTGTCTCTTTTTCGGTAGCAGCGTCTTGTCGATCAAGCGCTGGTAGCGTGCCTGATCCAGCGCCTCGCGCTCGCGTGCCGCCTTCGCCAGAGCGGCGTGCCGAAGCTGGCACTCCAGCGCCACCGCGCCGATCTGCTGCTGGTTCACCAACAGCGCTGGCAACAGGCTGCTGCTCGCCAGCGGCAAATCCTGGCACGGCTGCGTCAGGTTGGCCGGCAGCACTGGCAGCGGCGGCGGCGGGTCTAAGCGCATCGTTCCAGAGTCGCAGCCCGTCAGGGCCAACGTCACAATCGCCCAGCTCAGGATGTGCCGCCACAAACACCGCCAGCCGCGTGGCGTTGGCATCGATGGTGCGGCGCAGTCGTGTGCGTTCATTTTCGTAATCCCCACTGATCGCCGACAGCCGGTCGGTAGCGGTGCGTATATCCTGTATCTGGGAGCGCTGGTCTTCGCGTAGCGTCACCAGCTCAGCACGTGCGCGGACGATTTCCAGGATCGCCGCCTTGCCCTTTTGCCAGCGGATACCAGTCCACAGGCCTGCGCCAGCCCCGGCGATCAAGCACGCCAGGCAGGCCGCTGCGGCATAGGCAATCAGCCGTCCTTGCGCCAGTTTCAGCACTGAGGCAAACACCTAGGCACTCCGTGGGCAGACCGCGCTGCCTTCCCAACCAGCGTCGATATAGGCGTGTTCCAGCGTGCGCAGAATGCGCCGCACATAGGCGCGATTCTCAGCCTTGGCTGCCGCAGATCGGCCAGAATACTTTTCCACCTGGTCGAACCAACGCTGCCCATTCGCACCCACCGCTACGGCCAGCCGTTGATCGCGCTGCACCCACGATAGCCCACCGTTGTAGGCGCTCAATCCCATCGCCCACCGCTCACAGTCATCAGCAGCGCGGACGTGGGCGATCAAATAGGCGTCATACATCACCGCACAGCGGATCGACCATTGTTCGTCCCAGGGGTCGGCGCGACCACATTCAGCCGGGTATACCTTGGCGATCCACGCCGCCGTGCTCGGCGTGAACTGCGCCAGTCCCTGCGCATAGACGCTCTGTGCCCTTGGCTTGAATCGGCTCTCCTGGTGGATCTGCGCGGCAATGCGTGCTGGCGATCCAGTCAGCCCAAATACCGCCCCGGTCTCGCGCTCAATCGCCAGGCGGTATCGGGTGCTGTGGTCCGGGATCACCACCCGCGCTGCTGGTCGCGGCACGGCAGATTGCACCCCATCGGCTGCTAGCACCTTGGCCCCGGCCAGCAGAAGCACCAGTAGTAGCGCCAACATCGCCACTACCTGGTAGACGGCACCCATATCCAGCCAGCATTTTCGCAGCCAGCCCACAAACAGGCGGCCCACGGTAAACGCGGCCATCAGGGCAGCAACCCGGTGGCCACCACGCTCGCCGCAATAATGATGGCGCGCCTCTTTTCGGCCGCGCCCCGGCTAATGCCATCGAGTCGGTGCGGGCGGGATTCCGGTCGGTAACAGGTGCGGTCAATCCAATAGCCGACGTAACCGCCAAAGGCCAACTTGGCAATGCCCCACACCGCGAGCCCCGCCTTGGCTGGTGCCAAAAACACGGTGATCGCGAACGCGATCAGGAAAATCACCACCAGCGGTGCAGCGCGCAACTTATCGGCGATCACGCCGAGTTCGGTTTTCAGTTGGATCATGTCCGCCCCTCGATAAAAGGGCCGGGCGGCGTGCCCTGACAACCACCGCCCGGCAAAGCCGTTGGAGATTCACGGCCAGGGAAGAATCGGGCAGGTGGAGCGGCATATGGAAGTAATGCGCGCTAAACAAAAGCCCCGCAAGGGCGGGGCTCAAGAGGTAACGGTACCGCCGAATCAAACGGGAAACAACATCGAACCAACTACACCCGAGGCAGTGATCCCCTAAAACAACGCCCTCTGGCGATGCGCCAGGGACAGCGCACGCTGCACTTTGCAGATCGAGTAAATTGTGATCGTGCTCAGCCCGTGCAGGTCAGCCAGTCGCTCGATGGTTGCTGGTTTGCCATCGTAAGCGCGCCAAATACCTGCGTCGCGGATAGCGTTGCGCAGGCGGTCACCGCGCGGGATATAGGCTACCCGGCCGCCGAGAAAATCAGCGATGGCGATGGTGCTGCTGCTGGCCATATCCCAGGCCGCTGCTGCGTCCATGCCCCGGCGCTGATACAGCGCTTCGAGCACGCGCAGCAGATCGGCCAACAATGGCGCCCACTTCGATTCGGGGATACTGGCCAGATCGTCAGCGCCGTCCAATAGCGCCGCGCCATCGACCGGTGAAAAACCGGGTAGCTCGGTCTGGTTTACTACGGTTTTCATTCGCTGCTCCCATGTCTTGCTTGTATGGCGGCGATCTCGGCGTCGCCGTCGGCGGCACTGATCGCGCCGTAATCCACCTGCTGGCGCAACCATTTAATCCGGCTGATGTAGACCGGCTCTGCGGCCCCCCGGTTGCCAGCGCGTGGCCCGATGCGTTTTTGCTCTTCGGCCTTGGCCTCGGCATCGGCAGCGACGTGCTCGGCCAACCCCCAAACCACGGCACGCAGGTAATGATGGTTAGCCAACGGCAGCCCACTAGGCGGTTTGGCCAACACGGCTTCGATGCCTGCCGACCACAGCGCGGGCGTGGTCAGGCGACGCTGGCCACTGCGATCATCTTTGCAAACCGCACCGAGTTTGACCAAGTCGAGCAATTCAACAGCGATACGCAACGCCCGCACCAGCCGCAGCGCCGTTTTCGGCGGTTTGAACAATCGCAGATAGCCGAGCACGGCCCGACCGAGCGTAGGGTCCACGTCGGCAAACACCGCTGCCAGACGCTTGCCGTCGGCGTCGGCAAAAAATGCCGCGATATCGCCGTCGCAGCCGCAGGCCGGGCAGGTGACGTGCACGCTCATACGTCGCCACCAAACCCGATTTTGAACGCGGCCACACACCAACGCAGCAACCGGCCCAGCGCGGCCGCACCGATCAGCAGCACCAGAATCGTCGCGAGGCAGCCCGATATTGGTTTCATGCGGCGTCGCCGCCGCCGGTTGCTGCCGCTTTGCGCTTTGCGCGGTTGGCAGCAATCGACAATGCCGCCACCAGCTTGTGCAGTTGATCCGGCCGCAACCATTCGACCTTGTCAACCTGGTGCATGCGCTTGGCCATCGCGTGCGCATAGGCCCACGGCAGCGCGCTGTCGGCGAGCAGCGCGCCAACCTTGCTCATCAGCGGCTCAATCGCCACCGCAACGGCCTTCGGTTTGCCCATAAACTTGCGTTGGAAGTGCGCTCTGTTGGCGCTAGCGGTGGCTTTGCGGGCGCCCAGGCGGCGCAACTCATCGATCACCGCCTGGCGCTGTTTGCCGTCCATGTCCTTGGCGCTGTTCAACCCGGTGATGCGCGACAGCATCGAGCGGTAGGCCTCATCGGCCATATTGATTTCAGCAGCCGCCATATGGATACAGGACAGCTCGGCGCGGCGCTGCTGATCAGGGGTGCGGCGCACAAAGGCGGCCATCACAGCACCCGCTCGGCAGTCAGTAGATCGCGTGCGAAATCCTCATCGGCGACCAGCCCTTTGAGCAGCTTATCCAGGTCACTGTCAATCGCCTTGATCACTACCTCATCGCCACAATCAATAATGCTCGCGCCGATAGCGGCCAGATCAGCAGCGGCCAAATCGGCCAGCAAATCCTTG